CGCCGCGATCAAGCAGGCGGTGGCCGACAACCCCAAGCTCAAGGCCACCAGCGCGCCCGCGCGCGCCAGCGCCGACTTCAACGGCGCCACCGAGAAGCCCAAGAGCAAGAACAGCATCGAGGCTCACCGAGAGGCCCGCCGCAAGGCGCGCCTGGGCTGAGCCTCCCGCAGAGAAGGAGGCCCTTGTGGCCAACACATTCCTGACCCCCGACATGATCGCCACGAGGGCTCTCGCCACCCTGTACGAGTCCACGCACATGGCGCAGCTCGTCCACCGCGACTACGAGGCGGACTTCACCGGACGGCAGGGCGACACGATCACCGTGCGCAAGCCGGCCGTGTTCACCGCCACCGAGTTCAACCGCAGCACGGGCATCGTGCCGCAGAACGCCACCGAGTCCGGCGTCCCGGTCGTCCTCAACCACCTGCCCGACGTGTCCTTCACGGTGACGACGGAGCAGCTCAACCTGGAGATCAACGATTTCGGGGTGCAGCTCCTCGACCCGGCCATGGAGGCCATCGCGCAGAAGATCGACCGCGACCTCCTCTCCCTCCGGGACGACGTCACCCAGACCGTCGGCGCCGTCGCGGAGAACACCGCGGGCGAGAACTACAACTACCCGGGCGGCGCCTACCCGTGGTCGGACTCCCGGGTCCTGATCGAGGCCGGCGCGCTGCTGGACACGAAGAACGTGCCGCAGGCCGACCGGAACGTCGTCGTCGGCCCGCGCACCAAGGCCCGGTGGATGGCCGAGAAGATCTGGCGGGCGGCCGACCAGCGCGGTGCGACCGTCGGCCTGACCGAGGCCCAGTTCGGTGCGAACGCCTCCGGGTTCACGCCGTACATGTCGCAGAACATCGCGGGCCCGGCGGCCAGCCCGGCCACCGGGGACCCGACGACCGAGGTGGACGTGGCGTTCCACAAGACGGCGTTCGCGCTGGTGACCCGGACGCTGGAGGTTCCGCCGGGCGCCCAGGACGCGACGATCATGAACTACAACGGGTTCGCGCTGCGCGTGGTCTACGACTACGACATCAAGTACAAGCAGACCGTCGTCAGCGTCGACTGCCTGTACGGCACCAAGACCCTCGACGCCAACCGGGCCGTCCTCATCCAGGGAGCTGCTGCCGCATGATCCGCTACCACAACACCAACACCGGCGACGTCGTCGAGCGGGACAACGCCGACGCCCGCCTGGACATGCTGCCGAACTGGGAGCGCCTCGACAGCGACGAGGCCCCCGAGCCGGTCCACCCGGACGGTGTCCTGTCCCGGCCGCAGGCCTCGCCGGGCACCGCCCCGACCGACCCCGACAGCCCTCGGGGCAGGGCGCAGGCGGAGGACGAGAAGCAGCAGGAGGACGCCGGGGACCCGCCCGCCCGCTCCGCGACGAAGGACGCGTGGGTGGAGTACGCGGAGAAGCGCGCCGTCTCGGACGAGGAGCGGACGGAGATCCGCACCCTCACCAAGGAACTGCTCATCGCGAAGTACGGCGAGCACCTGGCGTAGCCCCTACGGCCCGCAGCGACGAGGGAGGCTCCGGCCGGGGCCTCCCTCGCGCGTCCTCTCCTCCTGTCCGAACGGAGTCGCCCGATGGCGAACATCGTCTTCAACATCGCCCTGGGCAAACTGGCCTACTACGCCGGTCTGCCCGCCACCAACGACGCACTGGTCATGGTGCCGCTGGAGGCGTCCGGCCTGGTCGCCGACTCCACCATGCGCGACTACGACGACCTGGCCACGCTCCTCGCCGGAGCCAGCAACGAGCAGACCACCATGGGCCGCAAGACCCTCACCGGCGTGACGGCGACGGTCGACGACACCAACGACCGCGTCAACATCGACTGCGCGGACGTCACCTGGACCGCCGCCACCGGCAACGCGATCGGTGCGGTCGTCATCGGCTACGTCCCTGACACCACGGCGCCGAGCGACGCCGCGGTGATCCCGCTGACGAAGCACGACGTCACGATGACCCCCGACGGGTCGGACTTCACGCTGACGATCAGCGACTTCGCGCGGGCGTCGTCCGCAGCCTGAGCACGCGGGGAGGCCGGCCGTGGCGCGGATGTGGACGTGCGGGTTCGAGCTCCAGTCGACGTCCGCGGAGTTCGGTGTCAACTCCGGGGTCATCGTCACCGGGGCGCCGTCGATCTCTACCAGCATCCATCGCGCGGGCACGGCCTCCCTGCGCCTGAACCCGACCGCGGCGACCGCGTTCGTGGAGCACCAGCTCACGTCCGGCGTTGTCATGCGGACCCTGCACCGCCTGTACCTGCGGGTGGACGCCTACCCGGACACGGCGACCAACGTGTACGGCATCGGGCAGGCCGGCTATTTCCCTGCCCTGCTGCGGCTGCAGCCGGACGGGACGCTGGTCCTGCGGGACGGGTTCACCGAGACGACCCTCACGGGGACGTCGGCCGCGCTCGCCCTGGGGACCTGGTACCGGGTCGAGCTGGACTACACCGACGTCGACAACGGTGGCGTCATCGCCTCCGGCATCGCCCCCTTCAAGGCGTATCTGAACGGCACCCTGTTCGCCGACACCCTGTGCTCCAACATCACCGGGTTCTCCCGCATCCGCATGGGTGTGCAACTCGCGGCGACGACCGACATCTACATCGACGACGTCGCCGTCAACGACACCACCGGCACCGTACAGAACGGGCTCCCCGGCGCGGGCTCCGTCGTCCACCTGCGGCCCAACGCGGCCGGAGACAACAACCTGTGGACGACCGCCGTGGGCGGCACCGCCGGGACGGCGAACAACTACACCCGCGTCAACGAGCGCCCGCCGGACGACGCCACCTCCTACAACCAGACGGCGACGTCCGGTACGACGACGATCGACGACTTCAATGTCGACAACACGGCCACGGCCGGGATCGGCGCCAGCGACACCATCCGTCTCGTTCAGGTCGGCGGCCGGGTCGCGTCCTCGGCGACGACCGCGGCATCGATCGTCTACCGGATCAAGGGGCAGGCGGCCGGGACGGTCCTGGAATCGGCGTCCGTGTCGGTCGCCAACACCTCCTGGTCAGTGCACTCCGGTGTCTCGCCGCGCCCGTACCAGCTGACCGCGTACACCAACCCGCAGACGGGCGCGGCGTGGACCCCCAGCACGCTGGACAGTGCGCAGATCGGCTACCGCGGCAACGTCTCGCAGACCACTGTCCGCCGCGTGTCCAACCTGTGGGCGCTGGTGGAGTTCGTGCCCAACACGGGCACCTCGGCCGCGCTCGGTGTCGCCGCTCAGACGATCACCGCGCAGGCGCCCGCGCGGGGGAAGGCGCGCGCGCAGACAGCCGCTGGCGAGACGGCCGGCGGGCAGGCGCTGGGCCGCCGCAAGGTGGCCGCGCTCGGTACGGCTGCCGAGACCAGCACCGGCCAGGGGCTCGCCCGCCGTCGCACCGGGGCTGTGGCCCTGGCCGCCGAGACCACCACGGCCACTGCTCTCTCGCGGGGGAAGCGGCTCCCGCTGGGGGCGGCCGTCGAGTCTGCTGCCGGTCTGGCCGTCACCACGGTGAAGCGGAAGGCGCTGCCCGGCGCTGTGGGGGCGGAGACGGCGCAGCCCACCAGCCGGGCCAAGCGTCTGGCACTGGGGCCCGGGGCGGACAGCACGGCCGGGCAGCAGCTCGGGCGCCGGAAGATGCGGGCGGCCGGCACCGCGGGAGGGACGGACACGGCGGGCGGGCTGACCGCCGCGAAAGCCCTGTTGGCGGGTGCGGCCGGGGAGACGGGCGTCGCGCTGCTGCTGGCGACAGCGACGAGCACCACGCTCGCCGCCGCCGAGGAGACGAGTACCGCGCTCGCCCCCGGTACGGCGAGGAACCTCGGGCTCGGCACAGTGGTCGAGGAGACGGCAGCGCGCGCGGCCAGCTGGTCGCGGCGCCGGACGCTCCCGGCCGCCAGGCAGGAGACGGAGGCCCAGGCGGTCACCGCCGGTGCGGCAGCCGCCGTGCCGCGCACCAGCGAGGCGGACGCCGCGCAGTCCCTGCCCGGGGCCAAGCTCACAGTCCTGACCGCGGCGGTGGGCGGGGCCGCCGGGGTGGCGCTCGGCCAGGCCAAGCGGCTGCCTCTCGTGCCGGCCGTCGACGCCAGCACGGCACGGCAGGTGACGGGCAGCCAGGCCCAGGCGGTCGGTATTGCGGGCCAGGAGACTGGCGCCCGTCCGCTGCCCGGCCAGAAGACGGCCCGGCTGGAGACGGCCGGGGAGGAGACCACCGCGCGGGCGGCGGGTGGTGGGAAGGCCGGGCCGCTCGCCCTGGCGCTGGAGTCGTGGACGGCGCGGCTCCTGCCCGGGGCGAAGGCCCGGCCGCTCACCTCCGCCGAAGAGACCGTCACGGTGCTGGGGATGACCCCGGTGTCCGTCGGCGCCCTCACCCCCGCCGACGAGACAGCGGCCGCGCTCCCGCCCGGCGGGGGCAAGCGGATCGCCCTGGGCCGGGCTGCAGAGACCGCGCGGGCCCGGGTCGGCCCGTACGTCCGCCTCACCCCGGCCGTCGACCATGCCGTGGCGCTCGCCCTGGCGGGACGCCGGCAGCGCCCGGCGGACAGCCTCACCCCCGGCACGTCCGGGCCACACCTCATTCCCGGCCAGGACGGCCCCGTACTGGCGGCTGCCAGCCACGGCCCGGATCTGCTGGCCTCGACCACGAGCGGAGGGATCTGACGTGCCTGACGTAGGAGACATGGTCACGGCCACGCTGGCGGTGACCCCGTATGACGAGACGACGAGCGTGGCTCTGCTGGTGACGCTGCCGGATGCGTCGACGACGGCCCCGGTGGTCACCGCAGGCGAGGGCGGGGTGTGGTCGGCGCCGGTGGTGTACACGCTGGCCGGGGTGTGGCGGCTGTCGTGGACGGTGACCGGGACCGGGGCGAGCGTGGAGCACGAACTCGTTTCCGTGGCGCCGGTCCCCTCGGTGGAGACGTCGGGCCGCGTGTACGCCACGACGACGCAGCTCGCCGAGTATCTCGGCGCGGCACCACCGACCGATGCGGCCCGGCTGCTGGCAGACGCCTCCCGGATGCTCGACGCCCTCGTGCTGACGTACTGCCGGTACGACGTCGACGAGACGACCGGCATGCCGACGAACCCGGGCGTCACCACGGCGATCGGCCGGGCGGTGTGCGCACAGGTCGCGTGGTGGGGCGAAGTCGGCGACTCGATCGGCGCGGCCGGGGCGGGGTACGGGTCGGTGTCGATCGGCTCGGTGAGCCTGGGCGCGACCGCGTCGGCGTCGTCCGGCGCGGACTCCACCGCCCGGCAGATCGCCCCGCAGGTGTGGGACGAACTCCGCTCACCCACCCTGCACGACCAGCTCACGCTGGGCGCGCTGGCGGTGTCCTGGTGAGCAGCATCCCCGGCTGGCTGCTCCGGCATCAGATCACCGTCGAGGCGTACCGCGGTGACTCCAGTTCGGGCCCGGTGTACGGGCCGCCCGCACAGGTGCGGGCGTTCGTCGACGAGCAGACCCGCGCCGTGCGCTCCCCCGGCGGCGAAGAGGTCACCTCCTCGTCGACGGCCTACTGCCCGCCAGGCACCAAGGTGCCCCCGCTGTCCCGGGTGACCCTTCCCGACGGCCGCCACACCACGGTCATCGCCTGCCTGCCCCGCGACGGCGGCGGCCTGCCCACCCCCGACCACACCGAGATCCAGTTGCAGTAGGAGGTGGTCCCCTGTGGCCGCGAACGTCGAGATCCATTTCAACGGCGACGCGGCCAAGGACGCGATCCGCGCCGGCGTCGCCCGCGGGCTCCTGCTCGCCGCAGAACACGTCCTGACCGAGTCACAGGCCGTCGTCCCCCTCGACGAGGGCGAATTGCAGCGCTCCGGCACCACCGCCGTCGACGAGGGCAGCCTCAAGGCCGCGATCGGATACGACAGCGTGTACGCCGCCCGCCAGCACGAAGAGCTGACGTGGCGCCACGCCCCGGGCCGACAGGCCAAGTTCCTGGAGCAGCCGCTGAACGCCAACCGCGGGCCGGTCGCCCGGCTCATCGCGGCTCAGATCAGGCGGGCACTGCGGTGACCGACGGCTACACCACACGGCTCCTCAAGGGGACCGCTCATCTCCTGGCCGCCGAGGGCGTCGGCATCTACGACGAGGCCGCGGTCATCGCCGACCCGGACACCGGGATCTTCCGCGGGAGCATGCCGACCGCCCCGGAGCGGGCGCTCGCACTGAACGCGTACCCGGTGGAGGACACCGACCTGACCGTCGCGGTCACCGGGGTGCAGATCCGGATGCGAGCGGGCCGGACGGCGGGCGACGTCGATGACCTGGCCGACGCGGTCAAGGACGTGCTGCACAACCGGCAGCACTACGACCTCTCCACGGGCGTGCACATCGAGGTCAGCTGGCGGCAGTCGCAGGCGTGGATCGGCCTCGACACGAACGGCCGCATGGAGCTGACCAGCAATTACTACTTCCGGACCGTGCGGTCCGGACCTCACCTGTTCGAGTAGGAGGACCGCATGTCCACACCCCCCGAGACCACGTACGACACGAACGCCCTCGCGCGGCGCTGGCGCCTGGACGTCAACGTCGGCACCGACGCCGTCCCGGACTGGCAGCAGTGCGTCGGCCTGGCCGAGTTCACCCCGGCCTACCCCGAGCCGAACAACGAGGACTCCTCCGACTACGACAGCGGCGGCTGGACCGGCAACACCAAGACCGCGCAGTCGTGGGAGCTGGGCCTGACGATCAACCGGAAGATCTCGGAGGAGCAGAAGGCGTACCACCCCGTCCACGAGGCGCTCCGTCTGGCGGGGATCGCGTTCGGTGCGGCGTCCAAGGCGCACGTGCGCTACTACGACCGCGACGGGATGCCGGAGGCGTACGAGGGCAAGGGCGTCGTGCAGTGGGCGCCGTCGGGCGGGGAGACGACGGACCTGGAGCAGGTGGAGATCACCATCACCGGCGACGGGGCGCTGACCTCGATCACCAACCCGGCGGCGGAGACGCCCTGATGGCCGCACGCTTCGAGGCGCTCGATGACTTCCTCGACGACTGGCTGGAGCTGCCCGTCCTGTGCACGGACGGGCAGACCCGCACGTTTCGGATCCCGTCGCCGCCCGCCGAGGACGGCCTGAGGGTCGATCAGCTCACCATGGCCGCCGCGCGCCTCGCGCTCGGGGGCGCGCCGGCCGACCAGGAGGTCCTGAACGACGACGAGGAGCGCGACCTCTTCAAGCTGGTCCTCGGGCCGGTGCACGAGGAGATCGCCCCTCACCTGTCCTGGTCCCGTTACCGGCACGTCGCCATGACGGCGATGGTGTGGATCACTTCCAACCGGGAGAACGCCGCCGCCTACTGGGCTACGGGAAAAGTCTCAGCCCCGAATCGGGCGGCCCGTCGGTCGCAGCCCAGCGTGTCCTCGGTGTCGGCCGCGGCGAACGGGACCCGGTCACGGGGCTCTACGAGTGGTACGAGGGCGGACTCACCCCGCGCCGGCAGCGGCAAGGGCAAGGGCGGTCGCGCGCGCCGCAGGTGACCCGGGAGCAGCTACTGGAGCAGTGGCCGCTGGTCGAGGCCGACATGCACGACGTGTACGGCCTCGACCTCTCCAGCCCCGGTCTGCTCCGTGAGCGGTCGTGGCGCTGGTTCAAAGTCCGCCTCTACGGGCTCCTCTCCGCAGACTCGCGGGTCGCCCGGCACTTCACACCTCCCGAACCACCAGCACCCAGGAGACGGAGGTAACCCTCGTGGCCCTCAACGTCGGTCAGCTCGTCGCGACCATCACCGTCAACGCATCCGGCGTCAACACCGGACTGCGACAGGCGGAGCGCGCCATCCAGCGCTCCGGTCAGCGCATCGCCAACGAGGCTGGAGACGCAGGCGACGAGGCTGGGCAGCAGCTCGGTGATGGCGTCGCGGACGGCGTGCGCGCGGGTGCGGCCGACGCGGAGCACGAGGCGCAGCAGGCCGGGCAGCAGATCGGGCAGGGCCTGGTCCGCGGCGCCGACGGCCAATGGCGCGACATGCAGGGCAACCTCGTCGACGCCGTCACCGCCGCTGCCGCGGAAGCGGAAGCGGAGGCGCACCGGGGCGGCCAGCGCACCGGGCGCGGGTTCGGCGAGGGTGTCGACCAGCAGGCCCAGCACGCCGGTAACGGGCTCGCCGACGGGGTGCGCCGCGGCGGCCAGGACGCGGAGGACGCGGCTGGGCAGGCGGGCGACCGGGCGGGTGGCTCCCTCATCGGCCGCCTGCGGGGCCGGGTGTCGACCGGCGCGGGTGAGATCGGCACCAACCTGCGCGAGGGCATTGCCTCCAAGCTGGGCATGGCCGCGCTGGGGGCGTCCGCCGGGGCTGCGCTGATGGCCGCGATGGGCGAGGCGATGGAGCAGGGCCAGATCGTGGGCCGTCTCGGCGCGCAGCTCGGGAAGACACCGGCGGAGGCCCGCCGCTACGGCAAGCTCGCGGGCAGCCTCTATGCGGACGCGGTGACGGAGGACTTCCAGGGCGCGGCCGACGCGATCAGCGCGGTGATGCGTGCGGGCATTGCCCCGCCGGATGCGACGAACGCGCAGCTGGAGTCGATCGCGACCAAGGTGTCCGACCTGTCGTCCACCTTCGAGCTTGATCTGGGCCAGACGGCGAACGCAGTCGGTCAGATGATCAAGACGGGGTTGGCGAAGGACGGCACCGAGGCGGTCGACGCGCTCACCGCCGGCCTCCAGCGCATGGGCCCGCGCGCGGACGACATCGCCGACACGTTCAATGAATACTCCACGATCTTCCGGCAGATGGGCATCGACGCGACGACCGCGACCGGGCTCCTCTCGCAGGGTATGAAGGCGGGCGCGCGCGACACGGACGTCGTCGCGGACAGCCTGAAGGAGTTTGTCCTCCTCACGCAGAGCGGCGGGAAGGACGTCGACGCCGCCTTCAAGAAGATCGGCCTGTCGGGCAAGGACATGCAGGCGGCGTTCATCAAGGGCGGGCCCGAGGCGAAGGCCGCCCTGGACAAGGTGT